AGCGACTGCTCTTTCGAGATGAACGCGGAAACCCGCGAAGTAACCAGCAAAGACGACGCGGTATTCCGTTCTTACGTTACTAGCGCCAAGAACTGGACTATTTCTGGTAGCGCTTTGTTTGGCGACGACGATGCTACGAACTGGAACCCCGACCAGCTTTATGATTCGATTGGAAGCCAGGTAGACATCAAAATTACCCAATGTGCCGCCGGCACTGTTACACCCCGCACGGGCGAAACGAAAATTGAAGGCGCTGCTATCCTTACTTCTTTGTCTGCATCATTCCCAGACAAAGACAACGGTACATATACCTTCAGCCTTCAAGGCACGGGAGGTTGGGATATCGGAACTAACTAATAAATAAACTGCGATGGGAACGAAGTTTACGCTTGGCGCAGCCATGTTATTTGAGGATTTGACCGGTAAAAGTGTTACAGAAATGACCAGCCCCAAAATTGGGGATATGGTCGCTATGTTATACGCCCAGGAATACTGGGACAAAGACGACCGGCCAACTTTTGAGCAATTTAAAAAGGACATTTCCGGCGAGGACTTGTCCGACCTTACCAAGCGGCTTAACAGCCCTTTTTCCCAGCCGGCAGCGTAGCGGACGCGCTAGGCTTGCTGGTGGGGCGTCTAGGCTTATCTAGGCGGGACGCGTTAGAGTTAAGTAAGGTAGAGTACGAAGCCGTAGTAAAGCACGGCCTAGACAAAGAAAAAGAGGACTGGAAGCGTACTAGATGGTTAGCGGCAGTCCTGGTAAATATAAGCGGGAAAAGCGTAAAGAAGGCGGTAAAAGATACTGACCTTCTACGCTTCCCAGATGAACGAAAAGGTAACGGCTTTGCCGATTTTGTAAAAGCTGCACACGATGGCGAACGACGTAAGTAGTAAGGTAATTTTTGGAATAGACGTTAACGAGTTCCGCCGGGGCATTGCCAAGGTGGACAATTCGATTAAAGGTATTTCTAGACAATTCCAGAACCTAGGCGGCCTTATTGGTGCTAGCTTTGCTGTGGGGCAAATTCAGCAGTTTGGCAAAGAGGCCATACAGTTAAGCGGGCAACTAGAAAAAGCAGCGGCGGGCTTTGCTCGTTTTGGCGAAGAGGCAGACCTTCAAATGATGCGGAAGCAGACCAGGGGTCTGGTTACCGACATACAGCTCATGCAGCAAACGGTAAAGGGTGCTAACCTTGGCATTCCTTTCCGGGATATGGGCGTACTCCTAGAGTTCGCCAAACGCCGCGCAGACGAAACCGGCGAAAGTATTGAGAATCTTATAGGATCTATTATTGAGGGCGTGGGCCGTAAGAGTACCCGCCGCCTCGATAACCTTGGAATTAGTGCAGACCGCCTTAAAGAAAAGGTAGGAGGCATAAGCCTTGAAATGGCCAACGTCGCAGACGTTAGCCGCGCTATGGTAGAAATAGCAAACGAAGAACTAGGGAAGATGGGCGACCCCGTCGACACGGCTACGGATAAAATACAACGTATGTACGTCGCTTGGGAAAACTTTAAAGCTTCCATTGGCGGGCCTATTTCTGGAGAGGTAGCGAACTTCCTAGAAAAGTTAAGCCTAACCTTTGCGCCTGGGCAAGGTGGCGGCGGCCTTTCGCAAGCTATTCGCGGGGTAGGTAAAATGATTGGTACCGGTGGGCAGTTTCCGCAAATGGAAGGACTGCAAGCCACCCGCGCACAAGGTATTTTTGGTGCATTCCCAATAGAACCGCCTACCGAAATAGTAAAGACGGCCGAGCAGCTAAAGGCCGAGCAAGAAGCCATAACCAGGCAGTACGAAAAGCAATGGGAGATTATGCAGAACCAGCTGGCTCTGTATGCCCAGATGCAAACCCAGGTAGAAGAAACATTTAAGAAAGAACTATTAGAAGGTTTTACTGCGTTACAGTTAGACGAAATAGATTTGCTGGAGGGCGAAATGGTACCTATTTTGGAGCAAGTACGCGAAAAGTTTGACAACGTAAACCTAGTGGCCCAGCAGTTCGGCAGCATACTTACAAATTCATTTGGCGCAGCACTTCAAAGTGGAGAAAGCTTTTTTGAAGTAGTAGGCAAAGCGCTAAAAGCATACGTCCAGCAGCTTATAGCAGCCACAGCAGCTACGGTAGCCCTTGCGGCTATTAGCAGCGCATTTGGTGGTGGTACTTTCCTTTCAGCATTCGCTAAAGTAGGCCAGGGTACTGGGCTTGCTGGCTTCCTTGGTGGGGATCAAGAGTTTACCGGACGTGTTAAAGGCTTTGAGCTTCTGTTACAGCAGAACCGTACTAACCGAAATGTGGGTTTAATTAACGGCAACTAATGGCTATACAGTTATTTGCTTACGCTAAATCAAAGGGCTACGATATAAAGATATACGCAGACACTACTGCCGTTAGTTATCTACCCTTTGAGTTTACGGCAGCGGACTGGAAGATAACCTACGATACCCAGGACATTTACCGTCCAGGCATTGTAGCTAGCCGCATGGAGTTAGTAGCGCCTATAACCCAGTACACTAGTAGCGCTAGCTTGGAAAATATTCTCCAGGACGCAGACGGCATCTTTTATTTGACGCTATCAAAGAACTACGGCGACCTTTGGAAAGGATACTGTACGCCAAGCGCGGGAAGTATAGAAGTAATAAACGGGCAGCGTTTTATTACAATAATTGCCGGCGACGGTTTCCAACTGTTAAATATCCCTAGCGACGGTTATACTTACACGGGAGTTCTACCATTTAGTAAACAGATAGCCGACATATTTAACCGCGTCGGTTTATTTAATTTATTTAACGGCTTTCTGGTTTCTAAAGACCTTACACGCATCTTCGGCAGTAGCGTTGACTACGACAGCCTATATCTCAATGGATGCAAACACGAAGGCGTATATAATACCGGCACTACCTTTCACAGCTTTAGGGAGGTCATAGAAGGCATTTGCACCGCCTTTGGGCTACGAATGTACCAGGACAAGGGATATATGGTATTCCAAGATTTTACGCGCCCAGAAAGCAGCTTTAACGCGTACAATTCTTTAGGGCAGTTTCTTTTAAATATAAACTACTCCGAAAGTAAAACCTTAAACGTAATAGCTGGTGGCACGAAAATGTACCAGCCGCCATTACGGATTACCAACACGCAGTTTTTAATTAGCGGAGAGCCTTACGAAAACATTAACGACCAGTTTCGGCGAACTATCCATACTGTTTGGCTTACTCCGTTTACGTACCAAACGTACAACTGGGCAGATTTAGGTACCTTCTTCTGTGATGGCATTAGCCACATAGATTACAATATGGATATACGCATACGCTATACCATACCCCCGCTTTATAGCGACCAGGTAACGTGGGAAGCGCGTCTGTATTTTTATTTGGGTGAATACACAACCCAAGGCACAAGCTGGAAAAAGCTAGACGAATATGTAAGCCACACAGCAAACGAAAACGTAACCGGTGATCCTATAAGTTCTACGCCAGGCTCGTATACTATAAGCATTAACAACGCCCACCTACCTACCGTGCCGAGTATTGGTGAAGTAAGCTTGGGTCTTTATGTAGAGGCCAGCCAGATAGCTGGTGTTAGCCTTGGTGGAAACCAGCCAGCAGAAGCTAAATGGAACATATACCAGCATGGCGCTACTAGCCCTTACCGTAATTACCGGGCAGACAATAGTCGCAGAAAGCTAGGCGAGGACGTAACATATTCTACGCGCTTTGGGGATTTAAATTCTACTAGCTTCCCAAAAGATCAGCAAATAGTATACATGGGGAATAGTCAAACAGCCAGTACATGGCCTAGCACCTGGCTGGAGCTGTTACCCGACGGTTCAACTAATTCTAATAGCCTTTTGCAAATTACTACCAACCGCATAGCGCAGCGTAGAGCCTTGCCCGTAGAGTATTACGAGTTAGACCTACACCAGACGAGCGCTGTAACGCATATTGGTAAGTGGGGAAACGTAGATTACTTCCCAGTGAATATAGAATATAACTATGAGGGTAGCCGCGTAACATACGCTAAAATTATTAACTACCCCGTCGAGGCAGATTCAGATCGCTATGCAGCAAAATAGCAATTTACCACACAACCTAACATACTATATCTACGTCGTAGCTGACGGTGGTGTAGTGGAATTTAATACTTGTACCGTATGATTACTGTAAACCAATTTATTACTATTTTTACTGGGGGTAACCTTGCCGCACCCATTTGGGACGAATACGCGGCGTATGTTGCCGCCGATAGTGGAACCCTAGAGGGCCGCGACTGTACTATTAACGCTATTGCCAGTTTGTTATGAGCAATTTTTACGATCAAGCCAGCCTAGTTTTAGTGCCTAGCGGCTACAAAGACCAGAAGCTCTATTCCCAAAAGCCGCAGACAACTGACGGCCAGTTCCTTTTTAACCGTGGTAGCGACCTAGAGGTAACTAGGGTGAATAGCCAGGGGAAGATTGAAAAAGCTATTTTAAATGGTTTGTCCCAATCTAACACCTTTAGCACGACGTGGCTTAACAGTAACAGTAGTGAAACTGGAGGTCAAGCAGATAAAGACGGAGGTACTACGGCGTGGTTATTAACCACTACTAGCGCTAGTGGTTTTATATACCAGGACGTAGTATTGTCTGGAATACAAACATTTAGCGTATACGCTAAAGCTGGAAACCAGGCAGGTATTACTTTGTATTCTGCACACGCTTCACAAGGCCGCTATTTTAATTTATCTACTGGTACGGTAGGAGGCACTTTTATAGGTGGCCCTATTGCCGCTTCCATTACCGCCGTAGGTGGAGGCTGGTACCGATGCAGCATAACAGTAAACGCTTCTACTTTAAACGGTTTCCGTATTTATGTGTCTAATGGAAGTGCCAACGTAGCTGGAACCGCATACATCCAAGACGCACAACTGAATTACGGCCTGGTAGCGCAGACCTATGTGCCTACGACTACCGCAGCGGTTATATCTGGACTAAAGCTGGATACGCCCCGCCTCAATTATGACCCCGCCAACCCGACTTGCCCGAGTCTTTTGTTGGAACCGAGTCGTACCAATGAGGTAGCGTTTAGTGAGTATTTCAATGGTAGTATTTGGATTCAAACGGGAAGCAGTGTAACGGATAACGACGCTATTTCACCCGAAGGAGTGCAAAATGCCGCAAAGGTACAAGGCAATGGTTCTCAAAATTATATCCGTTTATATGATGATTTAACTTTCCCAAGTACGGGAAATTGGACTTTAAGTGTTTTTGCTAAAGCGGGAAATAATGACTTTTTGAGAATCCAATTTGGTGGGGTTACTGGAGGGCAAAATGCATATTTTGATTTGGCCAATGGTACTACCGAAGAAAGTTGGGCATCTATTGAGCAAATAGGAAACAATGGCTGGTATAGATGTTCAGCAACTGCGAATTTGACTGGGCCAGACCTTACGGGTAACTACAATTTCTATGCGTCTTATTCGTACACGGCAAGCACTTTCCCAAGTGCGGGAGATGCCAACGGACAATATGTGTACCTCTATGGGGCTATGTTGGAGCAAGGTTCTTATAAATCTTCGTACATCCCCACCTATGGAGCATCT